CAGTAGTTTCATCTTATGGTGAATTTCAAAATATATTTGGAGGTAAATTTAGTTCCGGATCAGGCGCACAAGAAAATGCATATAAATATTTAACTAGTTATGCAGCACAAGAATATTTAAAATATGCTGATACTTTAACAGTAGTAAGAATAATGGCTGGAGCATTTTCTCCGGCATCGGCAATTGTATCCTCAAGTACAACAGTTGGCGCAACAGTAGCAACCGGTTCATTTACATTTTTAATTAATCCAACCGGATCTTTAAGTGAAGCATCAGATGAAATTATATTTACTGCCGATGATGGAACAGTTGTTAATTATACATTTGTATCTTCATCAGCAGGATTGGCAAATACGGCAGAACAAGTATTTGTTGACTTTGGTCAAAATGTAGATGATCCAGGTGCGGTAGCTGCAAATGTTTCTGGAGATACTGGAGCAGCTTCTAATTTAGCTAATGCAATTAATGCTGCAGAAACGGCAGGAACAACTACATTAGGAATTTCAGCAAGTGCAGCAGGTGCAATTGTAGAAATAACAGCTTCAAGTGCAGGAACAGCAGGTAATTTAACAATAACAACAGGATCAGGTGGTGATGCAACAGCAACAACAGATGCATTTATAGTAGCAGGAACATCTGGTGATAGTGGAGCAAATAATTTAGAATTAGGAACATTTGGTGGAATCAATGTAACAACATCAGCTAATGCATTTACATTTACAACTTTAACAGATGGTGAAGATCAAAATAGTGATGGTCCTCATGGAACAAATAATTTATTAGCTTCTGGTTCAATAAATAATATAAGATGGGAAGTATTAAATGTTAATAATAATAAAGGTACTTTTAACTTATTAGTTCGAAGAGGAGATGATACAATTAAAAGAAAATCAATTGTAGAACAATTTAATAATGTAACATTAGATCCTAATTCTCCTAATTATATTGCAAGAGTAGTAGGTGATCAAGTTCAAACATTAAGAGATTCAGGAGAGTTAGATCCATTCCTTCAATTGTCTGGTTCATTCCCTAATCGATCTAAATATGTTAGAGTAACTGTACATCAAACAACATACAATTATTTAGATGAAAATGGAAATGTAAGAGATGGAAATTTATCAGGTTCATTACCTCAAGCTTCTTCTGGATCATTTGGTGGAGGTTCAGATGGATTTGTTGCTCATCCAAGAGCATTCTATGAAGACATATCTAATAATAATTCACAAGGATTTAATGTAGCTACTGCAGCAGAAGGTAAAAATGCTTATATTGATGCAATTAGATTATTAAAGAACCAAGATGAATATGATATTAATTTATTATCTTTACCAGGTATGATTGATAATCATTCTGATCAAGCTACAATATTAACAGAAGCATTAGATATGTGTGAATCAAGAGCAGATTGTTTCTTAATTATTGATCCAGTAGAATATGGACAGGCAATAACGCAAGCAACTGCAAAAGCCGAATCAAGAGATTCAAATTATGCAGCGGTATATTGGCCATGGGTAAAAATACCAGATAATGATTTAGGAAGAAATGTATGGGTTCCATCATCAACAGTTATACCTAGTGTATATGCATTTAATGATAGAGTTGCTGCTCCATGGTTTGCACCAGCTGGTTTAAATAGAGGTGGAATTGATATTGCAGTTCAAACAGAAAGAAAATTGACTCATGCTAATAGAGATACATTATATGAAAGTAATGTTAATCCAATTGCAACTTTCCCGAATGCCGGCGTAACAGTATTTGGACAAAAAACATTACAGAAAAAGGCATCTGCATTAGATAGAGTAAATGTTAGAAGATTATTAATTGCAGCTAAGAAATTTATTGCAAGTACAACTAAATTCTTAATATTTGAAAACAATACTGCAGCAACAAGAAATAGATTCTTAGCTATAGTAAATCCATATTTTGAAAGTGTACAACAAAGACAAGGATTATTTGCATTTAAAGTGGTAATGGATGAAACAACTAATACACCAGATGTAATTGATAGAAATGAAATGAGAGGTCAAATATTCCTTCAACCTGCTAAAGCAGCTGAATTTATAATCATTGACTTTAATATATTACCAACAGGTGCTGCTTTTCCTGAATAAAAAGTAAAAAAGTAGATATTTATATTAAATAAGGAGCAAAAAAGATGGCAGAATTACTTGACCCAACCGAAATATTTTATACGGCGTATGAGCCGAAGATGGCCAATAGGTTTATTATGTACATAGAAGGTATTCCAGCATATCTTGTAAAGGCAGCTTCAAGACCATCATTAGATCAAGGTGAAGTTATACTTGACCATATCAATGTTGAAAGAAAGTTGAAAGGAAAAACAAGATGGCAAGATGTAACAGTTACATTATATGATCCAGTTGTACCATCAGGAGCGCAAGCTGTTATGGAATGGGTTAGATTACATCATGAATCTGTTACAGGTAGAGATGGATATTCAGATTTTTATAAAAAGGATATTACATTCAATACATTAGGACCTGTAGGTGATAAAGTTGAAGAATGGACACTTAAAGGCGCATTTATATCAGCAGCAACATTTGGTGATATGGATTGGGCAACGGAAGATCCAGTTCAAATTGAATTGACTATTAAATATGATTATGCAATACTGCAATTCTAATTGAAATATTTCAAAGCATTAAAGAATCCTACCTAACGGTGGGATTTTTTACACTTATAGCATATTTATATTAAATTAAAAAGTTATTAAAGGGAATATATTATGACTGAACAAGTTAACGACGATTATCCAACTAAGCCAAAGCCTATGACTGATGCAGAATTGAAAGCAATTGCAACAGCAAAATTTAATTCAAAATCTGCAGAAGAAGAAATAGTGCATGATTTTCCAACTGAGATAATTGAGTTGCCATCAAAAGGTAAATTATATCCAAAAGACCATCCTTTAGCGTCAGGTACAGTAGAAATGAAATATATGACCGCAAAGGAAGAAGATATTTTAACTAATCAATCTTTTATCAAACAAGGAGTAGTATTAGATAAATTATTTAAGTCAATGATTGTATCACCAATTCAATATCATGAATTATTACTATGTGATAAAAATGCAATTATGGTAGCAGCTAGGATATTAGGATATGGTAAAGATTATCCAATTACAGTAAATCACCCAGAAACAGGCGAGCCAGTAGAACATTCAGTTGATTTAACTAAATTAGGTGAAAAGGAAATTAATTGGGATCTTATAACTGATGGTAGAAATGAATTTATATTTGAATTGCCTCATTCAAAAAGACATGTAACTATATCTTTATTAACTCATGGTAAACAACGAAAAATTGATGCCGAACTTAAAGGTCTAGCTAAACTTAAAAAGAATGCATCAATAACAACAATGTTGAAATATGTTATAACAGCTATTGACGGAGATTCGGATAATAATAAAATACGTCAATTTGTCGACAATCATATGTTAGCATTAGATTCAAGATCATTAAGACAATATCTAAAACAAATAACACCGGATATCAATTTAAAAATTAATATACCGGATGGAGAATCCGGAGATACCTTTCCGGTCACATTTACCTTCGGATTGGACTTTTTTTGGCCTGACGCCGAAATATAAAGTTTTAAAACAAGAATCAATATTTGATCTAGTTTATTTCGGAAAAGGTGGGTTTTCATACACTGATGTATATAACATGCCTGTATATCTTCGAACATTTTATATTAAACGTTTAGAGTCAATTCATAGTGATCAGAAAAAAGAACATGAAAAGGCAATGAAAGATGCCAGATCTAAATCTAAATCAGCTCCAAAGTCCCCTAAAAAGAACCCAAAATTTAGACGTTAACAATATTTATATGAAAGGGTATCCATATGTCTGTTAACATGTTTGAAAATAAATTATTAAAAGAAATTAATTCTACCAATGAAAGTATGAATATACTTCAAGAGTTTATTGGCTTAGGATTCTTAAAAATTCTTACATCATCTAAAGTAAAAAAAGCTACCAAAGGATTAAAATCAGATCCTGAATTCAAAGCTGCGGTAGATGGAATAAAATATCAAACAAAAGAACTTCTAAAACAAATTGAAGATTACGAAAAGAAACATGGCAGAAAACCTGCATTTGCGAGAGCACTTAAGTATTTATAATAAAGAAAGTATATAGCCATGGTCAAAAAAATGTCCGCAAAAGACCAAAAAGCATTCAAAGCAGAAGTCGAGGCATCTTTATCATCAGTTGAAGATCTAGGTAAAGGCTTACAAGATTCTGCAAAAGATATTTTAGGAGCAACCTCGGCCGCTAAACAATATGCGTCAGAGTTAGATTCAATACGTAAACTTCAATACCAAGCTCAAAAAGCAGGACAACAAGCTTTATCAGACGAACTTGCAGGTCAAACTGCAATTATTAAAACGTTACAACAAAAAGATAAAAAGATGCAGGCTATTAAAAAAGCTTATCAAGGCGTAAATGATGAAGCTGATGATTTAGTTAAAACAGTTGAAACTTTTGTAAAAAAATTACCAGGCGGAGATTACATTGTAAAAATGTTTGGCATTGATAAATTAGGAGCAAAATTTAAAAATGTATTAAATAAACAAGCAAAAAAATTATATGAATCATTAGAAGGTACCGGTAAAGTGATGGGAGGTCTAGGTAAACTAGCTAAAGGGTTTGGAGGATTTCTTGCAGCCGGTATAGCTGCATCCGTAGTAGCCTTTCTAGCCTTTGAAGAATCTGTTAAAAAGGTAGCTGAAGATTTAGGAGTTTCTCATACACAAGCAAAATTACTAACAATCCAAATAAAAGAAGCAGTTAATGCAGAAGGCATGATGTTAGCAACAACACAAGATGCATTAGATGTTGTATCCGTTATGGCTAATGAATTTGGAACTATGGCTGGTATAAGTCCACAATTAGCAGCAGATGTAGCTGAAATGGGTAAAGCGTTTGGTTATAGTGCAAAGACTGCAGGACAGGTTCAAGTTGCATTTGAATCCATGGGAATGGAATCAGGCATGGCAGTTGAGATGCAAAGAGAATTAGCTGCAGAAGCTACAAAGGCTGGACTCAATGTTGGTGCAGTAATGGATGATATTGCTCAAAATTCAAAAAAGGTTGCTAAGTTTTTTGGAGGTAATGTTAAAGCATTAAAAGATGCAGCAATTCAAGCAGCAAAATTAGGTGTTAATTTAGATACAATGGCCGGTGTTGCAGATCATTTATTAGATTTTGAAAAATCTATTGCAGCACAATTTGAACTACAAGCATTAACAGGAAAAAATATAAATTTAGATCTTGCAAGACAGTTAGCATTAGAAGGTGATATTGCTGGAGCAACAAAAGCGGTATTATCCCAAGTAGGTGATATTCATGATTTCAATAACATGGATTATTTAGCTCGTAAAAAATTAGCAGAAGCAACAGGAATGTCAGTTGAAGAATTACAAAAATCATTGACAATTCAATCTAAGTTAGGAGACTTAACTGAAGATCAAGCAGCTGCAATGAACAATCTAGGATTAAGTGCAGCACAAATAGCTGATATGTCTGATGTAGAATTACAAAATGCACTTGCCCAACAAGCATCTGCAGATAAAATGGCAAAACAAGTCGACAAATTAAAAAATGTATTAATGAAAGCATTACTTCCAGTTGCAAATCAATTAATGTTTGTATTTGAAGCATTGGGACCAGCATTATCAGCCGCGGGTACAATACTTGGAATAGCATTCAAGCCAATTGCTGCTATAGCTAAAACGTTTGGAAGTATAGTAGAATATATATCAAATTCTAAAACAGCATTGTTTGCAGTAGCAGGAGTTATGGGTGCAATTATAGGATATCAAACTACATCGTTAGCTATTGAAAAAGGTAAAGCTGCAGTAATGTTATTACAAAATACATATATGGCCGCTAAAGCCGGACTAGAAGCAGCTGCTAAGATGGCAGCCGCTGGAACATTGATGACCTATATTGGACAAGCTGCAATGACAGCCTTTTCATCATTATCTGCTATACCATTTGTAGGAGCAGCATTAGGAGCAGTAGCAGCAGCAGGAGCTGTAGCATTAGGTATGGCTTATATGAATGATGGTGTAATATACGGAGATGATACAGTATCAAAACCAAGAGGTGGAGGAAAAGGCGGATATGGAAGTAGAACATTATTTGGACCAGAAGGTGCAATATCATTTAATAATAAAGATACAATCGTTGCCGGTACTAATTTAAATTATAAAATGAATGATGGTGTAATAGCACCTCAAGGAGCATTAAAAGTTAATGATTATGCATCAGATATGCCAGATCCGCCAGAAGCACGTATAGTAGGTATAGATGGCGCGCCAATTGTAAAATTAGTGGCAGGATTTGCAGCTGCAATAAACGCAACCGCAATGATACCTAAACCAGTATTGTTAATGAATCCATTTATTGCAACATTTGAAACCAATCCTGTAATGTTAATGGGGAGTGTGTTGAGTGGTATTTTTGGTGGTAGTAGCGAAAGTGATGGCGGAAGTGATGTTGGTCAGATAACAAAAAAATTAGATGATGTAATTTTTGCAATTGAAAATATGGAAATAAATATGGATGGACAAAAAGTAGGCGGAATAACCAGATTAATAGATTCATTCAGGAGACGATAAATGGCATTAGTAGATTTAAAATCAGATTTATCATGGTATGGTAAAAAACCTGCAGTCAACTTTATGAAAAGTACTGATGCAAGAGGATTTACTACTAATGAACAAGAATTATCACCTAGTCGATATGCAGGGGTACAAGGAGTGCCCGGATCAATGCAATATCGTCATACTGGAGATAGAGATCTAGGAAAGATAACTACAGTAGATACAATGATAAATGATAATGCATTTGGATTTACTGCATTTCAACAACCATTATCGCCTAGTTTATTTACAGGTATAGGCGGCTCGCCTGGTAGTATGTTCTATATGCACAACGGAGTACAAGGATTAGGAGATATAGGAACAACAGATTATTTTGATAATACAACAGCAATTGGATTTACACCTAATGCACAGCCATTAGGTAGTGGAAAATTACCAAGTCAATTTACAGGCGTAGGAGAGACAACATTAACATTTACACATAATGGTTCACAAGAACTTGGAGTTTTAGGTGAAGGATATACTCCTAATGCAAATCGTAATGATACGCATTTTATATTAAATGATGATCAAACAATAACAGTTGATGTTAAAGGTTTTGATAATCAAGGAGGATATACAATCGGTCGTAACATTACTTCTGAAGATGGGTTTGCAGTAGATAAAAATAGTTTATCTGATAGAGGTATTGCAAAAAGAAAATCACAAGGTGGAACAGGATTTCCATTTTCCAATGAATTAGGATTTGGTCCTTATAATTGGAAACCAGCTGCTCATTTAGGATGGCATATAGATAATAAGTATGGAAAATTCACCGGTAATCAAACCGAACAAAGTGCAAATGCTAATTATGGATTGGCATTATCTTATACAGAAAATTCTCCAATTGAAGATATATACAACAAATTAAATTTAAGAGATGATGCAACTCCTAATCCAGGATATGTAAAACAACCTTTTATATTACGAGGAATACAAAAAAAGGGAAAGACAGATCCATCTAGATGGGGGTTTGGTGGAACAACTGTAGGAAATATATCTTCAACATTTGATCTACCTCGAGGTGGAGTATTAACAGCTATAGAGCGTGCAGCAGTTGATGTTGCAAGAATTGGAAAATTTTTAATATCACCACGTGGTATAGCTTATTCAGTAAGACAATTTGGATATCAATTAATGAATCCAAATGTAGAATCTATTGACGGATTTCCAAAAAACCCAATTAGTCCTAATAGTACAAAATTATGGACACCTATTAATACTATAGCATCCGTATTAGGTAATGTAGCTGGCGCGCATGTTAGACGACATGGACTATTACCTATAGATATTCCAGGATTTGGGACAGGATTATTATCTCCTTCAAATTATGGTGATGTGCATAAAGAACGATCTGATAAAGTTAATTCAAATCGATTAGTACGAGTACGAGGTGACTTAATGAGACTCGGCTCAAGCAGGCCAACAGGCGATTTACTTAGTTTTGGTTTATCTGCAGGAGTAGAAGCATTAAAAAATGAACTACCATTTATTAACACATTAGGAAATTTATTTACTGCTAAAACAGGACCTAATTCAATGTTAGGTATAGGAAAGACATTACTTAAAGGTGTTAAAATGGATAACACACAAAGAACAAATTTAATTGCAATATTAAATCTTTATCATGATAAACAACCAGGTTTATTAGATAGGTCACGATATACATTTAATTATTATTATTTTGGTAATTCATATACAAAAAGTCCTACTACAGGATATTTGCCAGAAGATTTTGATGAAGGAATTCATTTTCCAGCAAATAGAGGTAAAACAGAAGGATTTTCTGTAATACCATCTAAATCAGATTATAATGAAAAAATATCTTTAGCACAACGTGTTAGTGGTAAAAAGACTAGTGAATTTGTTCCAAATGCTACACCAGGGGAAAATTTCATTGGACCACAACAAATAGATCCAATAGAATCTTTTGATGGAGGAGGAAAGTCGTCAAATCTACCACCTGGAGAAACAACACCAACAATTCTAACAGATTATGTAAAGATGTCTTACGGTAAAGTAAGAGAGTTGGCTAATAGTAGAACATTATCAAAAAATGTCACAAATATAATTAACCATGGTCAAAGATCGGCTGTAGGTGATCCAAATTATGATGTTGAGAAAGAAGGAAATGGACAGACATATCAAGGTAAAGATAATTTTTTTAACGCGATTGATAATTTAAATTTAGTAGATATATCACCAAATGATGGATTGATACCATTAAAATTTGAATCTGCATATTTAAAACAAGATACAGGCGAAGCTGAAGGAGATTCAAAAATAATTAGCTTTAGAGCTTATATATCATCATTTAATGATTCATTTGCTCCAGGATTTGATTCAACGCCTGATCAGGGTAGAGCAGATGCTCGTTATTTATATAGTGGATTTGAACGTAATGTAAGTGTTGATTTTGTAGTAGTTGCATTTAATAAAGAAGATTTTGATTTACAATGGAAAAAATTACAAGCCTTAGCTAAATTAACATATCCTATATACGGCGATAATGGGTTTTATGGAGACTTTTGTAAATTGACTATTGGAAAAGTATTCAATAAGATGCCAGCATATATAACAGATTTATCATATGATTGGGACAATGAAACACCATGGGAAATAAATGCAGATAGACAAGCTCCAATGTATACAAATGTTAGTGTATCATTAAATATATTACATACTAAAAAACCATCTGCTACAACAACTGCAGTATATAATCATATTCAATAATAATAGGGAATAGATATGGCATTCGATAGATATCAATTTACAAAAAAAGATGAACAATCTAGATGGCTAACATCTAAATTACCAAATATACCAATACTCACAACAGATAGATTTATATTTTCGCGCGAAGGTGATCGTTTAGATATAATTTCAAATGAATTTTATCAAGATCCAAGATATTGGTGGATAATTGCAGAAGCAAATCCTGGACTTGGAAAAGGTACATTAGCAGTACCTCCTGGTCGACAATTACGAATACCATTTCCTATATCAAATTTATTAGAATTATTAGAACAAGCTGAAAGGAGTAAATAATGTCAAATTTCTTTTTTAGACAATCTGATCTTTCTGTATCTGACATTGAAACTAATAAACGATATCGTAATAATGCTTATGTACAAATCATTACTGGTAGTAATGTAATATTACCAGTTGATGCTAATACTGTAACAAGTACATATAATTACACAAAAAATGTATTGGGTGGTAATCATACAGGTAGAGCAGCACCGACATTAGGTGAAGTAAAAATTGCTCTAGAGGGTGAGTATGGATCTTTAAAGAAAGTAGAATTTGAATTCATATGTTATGATAAACCATCATTTGATGATTTAGAACCTAAAATTTTAAAACCAGGTTCAGTAATTGATATCAAATATGGTTACGCCGGCCCTTCAAATAAATCAATGAAAGGTTCTGGAAGATTTCGAGTATATGATTTTTCATTTAATATATCACAAGAAAATCATTTTCAATGCAAAGTAAAAGCAGTAGGTGCTGGTAATGATTATGAAAAATTACAAATGGGTGGTCAACAATCAATACCAGATAATTTAAAATTTGTTACAAATTACTCTGGCACTAATACAACAAAAATAGTACAAAATTATTTTGACTATTGGGACTATAGATTTCAAGTTGCATATGGTAGAAATGATTCTAAAAATTTTAAAGAAACAGATGGCGCTGCAAGAAAGTCAGAATTTTCTAATATGATGTATTATGATAATGCAAACGGAGTAACAAAAAAGGGTGGAACAACTTATGGCTTTTATGGTATACTAAAAGCCCCCGGAGGATTCGAAGCTTCAACAAGACAAAACTTAGGAGCTGGTACACGTAACAGATTATTTTATACTAGCCTATCTGTCATTGTTGATCAAGTTAATGCTGTTATTCTAAAAAAGACAGCCTATCAAATGGCTTTTCATAAAGAATGGTCTAAACTTAATTACAGATATGACGGAGCTGATGCGACATTTCATATATGTAGTGCATCTCCATTTGAATTATTATTTCCTTATACCGCTGATACGAAACATGGAAATAGTTACGATCCTGATGACAATTCTTCTTATCCTATTAAAATGGCAAAATTCAATAACGATAGTGCAGGATTACAATATTGCGCAATTAATGGTGACAAACAAGATGGAAATGCAGCTGGAATATTAGTATGTAGAGAAATGCTTAGAGCTATTGAACTTGATCTGCAGGATATGGCAAAACGAGAAGATGCATCAACAGAAGAATCGGATAAAGCAGACGGAGGTATGGATATTGAATTATTTTTTAAAAAACTTTTTGCAACTATCCGCGATAATTCCGGAGGCGCGTTTGATTTAAAATTAGACCATCGCGATGGGTTTGATGATATAATTTTCATAATAAACAAAAAAGCACCAATTGGAAATGATAAAGTAGTTTCTGTTAAACTTGATCCGATTAGTGGAAAAAATGGAATACGAAATATTGGCATTGAAGGCAAAGTTCCAAAAGATATACAAGCAAAAGCATTTGGAGGAGATTCAACGACTACAAAATCAATAAAGTCCATGACGGATGATGAACAAGAAACTCGTAAAAAAGCTACAGCAGATGAAACTAAAACTTTAAAAGAAAAATACAGAAATGCAAGACAGGACATGACCGATCGAGATTTTAGTTCAGATACTACTACAGCTTTAAAGAGTGTATTAAAAGATATAGTTCTAGAAAGAGATACAAGAGATGTAGGAAATGGAAGTAGTATAGAACCAACACCTTATCCATTATCATTTAAAGCATCTTTTGATGGAATAGAAGGACTCAACTTTGGAGATACATTTTCAAGTACATATCTTCCATCTCGATACCAATTTGATTCCGGACTACGAGTAGTATTTACTTTGATAAAATATGAACATATAATTAAAGATAATGATTGGGAAACTAGTATTGAATGTATAAGTAGAATAGTAGATGAAACAGATAGATAATAATGGCAGATAATACCCCATCCATAGCAAAGAAACCAGTATATACACCACCTACGCAGATACGTACTGGATTATATACAATTGGTAAAGAATATATGGATGCAAAGACATTCGAGGAATATATAGGACCATATCATACATATCCAAATAAAGCTATATATTCTTTAGGAACATTTGTCCGAGATAAGAGTAAACAATTAATGCCTTATTCTAGAACAATTGAGTCTGTACAATTAATAGATGATCCATCAGCTCGGTCTGAAAATAATTCTATATATTTTAAAATGACTGGGACAAGATTTGATCAATATAATAAACCAATATTTTTTTATCCAACTCCTAGTAAACAAGATTATGCAAATGGAAATTTTGATAGATTCTTTGCACAGCGTATAAATGATCAAACAGATATTACTGAGATAGATGATACTCAATTTGAACAAAAAAATAATCAAAACAATCCTGGAATTGATGCTGGATTGTATAAATTTCATAAAATACAATGGTCGACTGCTGGTAGTTTACAAGACTCAGAAATAGTAAACAGACGTATTTTAGTAGCAGCCGAACGTGAATTGTCTGGCATATCTACATATTTATCTGATTTAAATGAATTTCATCGTTCAGAACATCTAGTAAAACAAGACCCGGTAATAGATCCAAAAATTATAAGAGGACGAAGATTGAAAAATATATCTCAGTATATATTAGGTGGAGAAAATGAAGATTGGTATAAATCGACTCAAGATAAAGCAACAAAAAATAATCGTCCAATTGAAGAACAAGCTTTATTAGAAGCAGCTTGGGTACTTGATAATGATCCAAATTATCAGTAATTATATTTGTTTATTTGAAATATTTTTGTTATATTATAATACATGATAGTTATAGAACAAGAAAATCAGTTACGACAAGTTCAAGAATCGATACAATCTGGTCCATCATTTTGGATACCCATGTATTCAGATCCATTTCAACATTTCATGAATAACCATATAAGTTTTATTTATATCTACTCTATATCAGAAGCTTTAGACTATATTGTACCCTTCCGTCATAAGGATTGTTTTAACATGGATATAGAACGTTTAAACGACCTTACAAGTCACCATGAGATATATGTATTAGCTAAGAAACGCTTTGCAAATTTTAGTTCAATAAAGTGTTATGATGCTGACATGATGGCATGGTGGCAAACACATAAAATGTTGCCATTAGACGAAACTAATACATCAGCACATAATGCCTGGAACAAGTGGTGGCATAATGAAACTAATACTCATGATTGGTTGCCTATTACAAAACATATTGAAAGATGTATAGGCATGAGAAAAAAATTTATGGAATATCATTCTACATTTGAATTAACAAAAGAATTTAAATCATATGAAACAATGGTTACTGATAATTTTTATGCAATAGAAAGAACAGGATTACAAATTGATTACAATAAATTTACAGAAAAATTTAAAGCAAATGGAATTGTAAATAATAAAGCCTATACAGAATATAACATATGGACAACAACAGGAAGGCCGTCAAATAAATTTGGTGGAGTTAATTATGCGGCCTTAAATAAAGAAGATGGTTGTAGAGAATCATTTGTATCTAGATGGTCATATGGCATGTTATTGGAAATGGATTTTGATGCATATCATCCAAGACTAATTGCAGATATAATTGGATATGAATTACCAGAAGGTTCAATACATGAATATTTTGCTAAACAATATTTTGGTAAAGAAGAAATATCAGAACAAGAATATAATGATAGTAAAAAAATTACATTCCGATTATTGTATGGAGGTATAGATAGTGATTTTGAAAAGGTTCCATTTTTTGGTAAAGTAAAGAAATATATAAATGAATTATGGAAAATATATAAAAAACAAGGTTATATTGAAACTCCAAAAATGAAACGTCCTTTATATAAAAAATATTTGCATGATATGAATCCTAACAAATTATTCAACTATTTGTTACAAGCATCTGAAACAGAATATAATTTACATATGTTAAATGATATAAATAATTTGTTAAGTGAGTATAATACAAATATTATTCTTTACACTTATGATTCTGTATTATTTGATTATGATATTAAAGATGGTAAAGAATTATTGATAAAATTACAAGATGTTATGAGCCAATCAGGTCGCTTCCCGGTTAAAACCAAAGCTGGTATTAATTACCATGCCATGAAGGACATGAGTTCACGGTTTACCTAATATTTATTTAAAAAGTATCTCTATGGATAAGGAATCAATTATACGAGAATGGTTTTACCGACTACCAAAAGGTTTTGCTGAAGAGCCGTATACAAAAAAAGAAATGAATGTATTACATGAAATTCTCGATGAGAATGGATTGAATGGGTCCGTGTTTGTAAAAGAAGTGGATCAATTAGACCAAGCATTTCTAGATACCAAACCAGTTGAAGATCTTAAAGAAGCAGAAGATATAGATTCTATATACGAATCAGCAGAAACATTTGAAAAATATATTCTTAATAAATTTGCAATGGAAGGCCAGGATGTAGGAAATCTAGAAGTAATTTATCAAGAAATATTAAGACGTGAAGACCCAAATTTAAAACAATGGTTCTTTAAAGGAGGGAAAAGAAAACCAGAGAGTGGAACATTTTCAATGTCAAAGACGGCAAAAGAAGCTTATGAAATATGTAAAAGTGCTATTGTTGTAAATGGACATTATAGTGAATTATGGTTTGCATTAGAATATAATGGTCTTGTAAAAGGAGGAGTTGCTGGAAGCACAATTATATCAGATGTAGATATTCCACCAGATATTGGAGTATCATTAAAAGATTATGCTAGCTTCAGTTCAGTTAATTTTGGAAAACTACCACGTGAGACGAATGTGTTTATGCAAAAAATGATTATATTATTTGAATTACTATCAGATTTCAAAACTAATATATCTCAAACAAGAAAATCTATTAATATATTATTAGATGAATTATCAAAACCTGAAGTTCAAAAAGATATAGATGAAATATTAAAAATGGCAGATGTAGGCTCGGTTAAGATTATTGAAAATACTGCTAAAAAAATTCGTGAGGTATTAGGTGGCAGATCTGTAGATCAGCTAATTAAAGTATTTATTGAAACATTTAATAAATTGGTTAATGAAAAAATACAAGCTGTTCAATGGTGGGGCATAATAGCACATAAGACTCATAAAGTATATATGGAATCGTCAAATCAATTAGAAAGAGCATTACAGTCAGATAGTGATAGATTAAATCTTGCACTGAGTTCATTTGAAGCTGGAAATTTGCGTGTCAATGCAAATAGGTTTGAAGAGATGATAAAGGCCAAAGACGCGTCAGCTGTAACTAAAGGAGGAGAATAGATTTTGAGAACACAATTATTATGTACATTTGCACATAGAAAGGATTTAAATTTAATTATTGATTATATATCAAAATCATATACAGTAGCTGAAAAAAGAATGTTTGTATTTTCAAATGCAGATAACTCGTCAGAACTATATGTAACATATAATGTAGAACCGGATGATTATAAAAAGACTCCTAACACAATAATGATACATAGGAAGAAAGAAACAAATACATTATATACAGTTAATGCTTTAAATGCAATAATAAGAAAATCTAATAATGGAGTATTAGATAAGAAATTTATTATAAATTGGCAAATATATGATAATTCTTTAATGTTAACAGATGGCGATGATGTAAGACATATTCATTTAGATCTACATAAAAGAATCGATTTATAATTCTGCGATAACTTTTTGATATTTATATATAATTAATATTAATAAAAAGAGAGAAGTTATGAAGAAATTAATTATATTTTTATTTGCAATCATGAGTCTAGGACTCAATGCACAAAATGGTTTATCTAACAATTGTTTAGAGTGTGCAATAGCGCAAGGATTTTATTGTGGAGAA